AGAAATCATGCCCATACTTGACAAGTTTGACTACAGTCCAGTGCTGGATGATCAACGTGAGTACACCACTACATTTGACTTTGCAGCAGTGTCAGAGAATCATTACAATCATGTGCTGTGGCCCCGGACCCATCCAGCAGCAGGTCAGCCCATGGTGCTGCGTGATTATCAAGTGGAAATTATCAACAAGTTCCTGACCAATCCGCAGTGCATACAAGAAGTGGCCACAGGCGCAGGCAAGACCATTATCACAGCAGCCCTAAGTGATGCAGTCAGTGCCTATGGTCGCAGCATTGTGATTGTGCCCAACAAAAGCCTGGTAACGCAGACCGAGGCAGACTACATCAACATGGGTCTGGATGTGGGTGTGTATTTTGGCGATCGCAAAGAATACAATCGTCAGCATACCATATGCACCTGGCAAAGTCTCAACAACATGATGAAGCTGACCGCCAAGGGCGAAGCAGAAATAACCATTCATGAGTTTATACAAGATGTGGTATGTGTGATTGTGGATGAGGTACACATGGCCAAGGCCGATGCACTCAAGACTCTGCTGACCGGAGCCATGAGTCAGATTCCGCTGAGATGGGGGCTAACAGGGACAGTGCCAAAAGAACTGTTTGAAAGCCAGGCCCTGTTGGTCAGCCTGGGTCCAGTGGTCAGTCGACTCAGTGCCAGCACACTACAAGATGCAGGTGTACTGGCACAGTGCCATGTGAACATTGTGCAACTGGTGGATCATGTGGAATACGCTGACTACCAAAGCGAGCTCAAGTACCTGTTGGAAGAGTCTGGGCGACTAGACACCATGGCAGAACTGATACGCAAGATAAACGAAACAGGCAACACACTGGTGCTGGTGGACAGAACCGAATGTGGACGACAACTGGTAGAACGCCTGGGAGACAAATCAGTATTTGTGTCAGGCGCTACCAAGTCAAAAACACGCCAGGACGAATACAACCAGGTGGCAGATGCCACGGACAAGATCATTGTGGCCACCTATGGTGTGGCTGCTGTGGGTATCAACATACCACGCATCTTTAATCTTGTGCTGGTAGAGGCGGGCAAGAGCTTTGTGCGTGTGATACAGAGTATTGGCCGAGGTATTCGAAAAGCCGAAGACAAGGATCATGTGGAAATTTGGGATATCACCAGCACATGTAAGTTTGCCAAGCGTCATCTAACCAAGCGCAAGGCTTTTTATAAGGAAGCCAATTATCCATTCTCAGCAGAGAAACTAGAGTGGATGAAGATCAAATGAAAAAGAAGTTGCTGGTAGTAGGGGATAGTTTCATGCGCCCTGATGCCAATTATCCAGGACAACACTGGAGCGAAATGCTGCCCGAGTATGAAATACTCATGCATGCTGTTTCAGGATCCAGCAATGGCATTGTTGCCTGGAAATTTTTTGAAGGACTAAAGCTATCTCCAGACGCTGTGGTTCTGGGATTCACCATACCCAACAGAATTGAATTTAGACTAGACGCCAACAAAGATTACCCCAACAGAATTTGGACAACCAATGCACATCAGGATCTAACTACAGACCAACGACTGGCAGTGGATTATTATCAGGCCACAGCAGATGAACAGATGATGCTGTTCAAGGCCTGTGTTCAGGCCAGGTGTATGTTGCTAGAATGCCAACTGCGTGGCCTGCCATTTGCCTATTCCTTGAACTGTTTGTTCAACAACTTGGCTGTGTTGCCATATCCATCAAGTCCTGAGGTTAGAGATTTACTGGGAGAATTTTCTCCGCATGAATGCACTAACTTGGCTACCTACCAGGGTTTTAAAATGAGTCCAGGATTTCATACCAACGATCCTGCCTGGCAGAAAAGAATGGCCACTGAAGTTGCCCACATACTCACAAAGGTTGACTTCAGTTGACAAACTCTATATAATAAAATCATGCGTATATTAACCCTTGACAACAAACCCTATGATCTAGATCATTTGCCCGACGAAGTAGATGACATGCGTTTTGCCATACTAGACAACAGCAATCCACAAGATCCAGATTATCATTATATTCCTTTGATATTTTTAGAAAGCTTCAGTGCACCTGCCCTGGTGCTGCAGATAGGCGATGCCAGAATCAAGATGCCTGTGGACTGGCAGATTCTAATAGGTGAACCTGATCTTGGTGATCTAGAAATGCTGCCCTTGACCAGCATCAATGATCGCGGTTTCAATGTGTTCCAGTTCAATCCTCTCAGCAGCTTTAGGCCCAGTTTTCCACCCATTGAGATCATCGACGTTTATCAAGAAGTGTCTTGGTACGCACCCAAACTCAAGAACGGGCAGATGTTGTGCGTACCCATCAACGATGCTGAACAACCGGACTGTGTGTACTTCGTCAAAGATGTCAGCCGCAACTGCGAAATAGTTGACTACAACAAGGCCTGGTAGAATATGGCTTACACAGAACCTGAAGTATTTGTAACAATCAATCGATTGGCTAGACTGTTTTTAGAAAGCTACCCAGAAGATCGCGAAGGACTAGAACGATTCCTGCGTTGGGCACATGTTCAGTATGGGTATCAGTATGGGTAGCCTTGTGCCTGGTGTGCCCTTAATCTACGAGCGTGTGGAAGGTACTGTGTACTCCAGACGTGCCGGTGAACTTGCTCGAACAGTGGTGGGCCACGACCATGACCCCAAAACCAGTGATGGTAGACCCTTGTATGATCACATACAGGAAGATAAAATGTGGGGTGATATTCGGCGAACGGCCCGGACCAATCCCACTTTACAAGATGCTCTGGAACGTGCTATAATGATTTATCAACTGAGCAAGACCACATGAGTGATCCTTTTAATGTTGCCAACGTTCCGGGGCAGGATGCCTGGCAATACATTGATGATAATTTTTTGCATGTGTGCAGGGATAAATCTGTAGTGGAAATTGGGCCGTTTGACGGATGGATAAGTGAACGCATCATGAATCATCAGCCTCAACAACTTATCATAATCGAAGCACGAAAGCAATCAGTTGATCGACTTCGATCAAATCCCAAATTAAAATCATGCAAAGTGTTGCTTGGAGACATGCATTATGATTTGAATCAAGTTGGGTATGTGGATGTGGCCATAGTTATGGGAGTGATTTATCATAGTCATGCACCGTTGTTGATGCTGGAAGAATTGGTCAATCAGTGCAATCCTCAGAGCATCTTGCTTGACAACCCTGGGCAAATTTTTAAATGGACCAAGGAATTGGTCAACGATCCAGGCATGCGACACACAGTGTCGGACAGAAAGACTTGTGGAATTGTGATAACAATTGATGAAGACATTATAGTAACAGCCATGGAAAATCTTGGTTATCGATTGCATATGAAACAAATTTTACCTAGGAATCTAGGACTGAAAGTAGGATGCCCGATATATCAATTTGAAAGAATTCATGGATAAACTACACATTTCAAACGAGATGCGCCAACTAGACATCAAGAACAGAAACTTCTATGACGAACTTGACTCGGATGAACGCAAGAAATTCTCCACGTTCCTGATGCTGCGCTGGGGTTCAGCAGTGGACGGTGCTCAGGAACTGCAAGAATACTATGTGCAGAGCTGCAACCACTATCTCAACAAGCACTTTTTTGACATAGGCCGTCATCCCAAACTGCAATGGTTGTGTGCCACAGCAGTGAGTCCAGGCATGGGCACAATGCGGCATCCCTGGATCGCTCCCAAGAAAAAAGTTGCAGGACTCAGTGCCAAGCGCAAGGCCTTGATGGAAATATACCCCACCTACAAGGACGACGAGATTGACGTAATGGCCGAATTGGTCACACAAAAAGAACTAGACGCATACAATCGAGACTCGGGTAATATCAAAAAGTGATTAAATCTCTAGTAACCAATGGTTGCAGTTACATAAACTTCTATGCCAGCGGCGGTGGGCACAATGATCTTGCAGCACATTTAGGGATTGCAAATGCACACACCTTGGCAGAATCTGGTTCGTGTAATAATAGAATCATAAGAACTACCCTAAGAGATAGTTATAGCACGAATGAATCAACTTTGTACATCATTGGCATTACTTTTATCACACGATATGAGTTGCCATTGATAGCCGGCAATGCAGAGTTAGATGGAAAATGGAAGAGTTTTACTACAACCGCAGCAACCGTTGATTCGACCCTGGTACTAGATAAACATGTTCAACTGCAAGATATTAAATTATATTCAGAGTTATGGCAAAAATTTACAACTTTGGCAGTCAATGATTTGGCACAAAATTTACAATATCAATTATTAAGCATGTGCGACAGTCTGATCAATAGAGGACATCGTTGCGTGATTTTTAACACAGCTGAATCAATGCTGGATTATGTGCCATATAATGCACTTGATCTCCTAAGATCAAGATCAGAAATAATCAATGGATTAGCCTGGAAAAGCATTCCTTGGCAGTTTTCTCAAGGAGCCACCTGGACCAAAGAAGATAACGGTCTTCCTGTAGAAGTTAGACATGTGGCTCCGGGACAACACAAATGGCTGAACCAGTATTTGACAAATTACATACAAGAGCATAAAATACTAGAATGACCCATGTGTGTGAATACTGCAAAAAAGAGTTTGTGAGAGAAACATCTATACAGGCGCACATGTGCGAACCCAAACGTCGTAGACGCGAGCGCGACGAGCCCGGACCAAGACTGGGATTCCAGGCCTATATCCGCTTTTATGAAAGCATGGCAGGATCGGCTAGAAACAAGTCACACGATACATTTTGTGAAAGCAGCTATTATCGTGCGTTTGTAAAGTTTGGGCACTACTGTGTGAATACCAGAGTGATCAATCCAGACAGATTCATGGCTTGGCTGTTGAAACACAATCGCAAGATTGACCACTGGTGCAGCGACAAGGTATACACAGAATATCTAGTGGATCATCTAAAGGTGGAAGCCGTGGATGACGCACTCACACGTGCCATAGAGTTTGGCA